TTACTACATTTAGAGAACCAGATACAAATCCAAATACATTTGTATTTTTTGAACTTAATAATCAACCATTAGAAACTTCTGTACGATCTAAGAACTCTGTTGTTATTCAAGGTATTGATGATCCAATTACTTTCTCCATTACCAGAACAGATGGCCAAGAACCTAATGCAACTATAATTTTAAATGGAGTTGATACTGGGTTATCATCTATTCAAGTTGAATTATTTGATGTAATAAGATTAAAATTTTTAACCTCTGCCACATCAGGAGAAAGAGTTGAATTTAATATCACGGCTGGAGATTTTGAAACTGTTTGGGCAGTAACTAATACTGGTTCATTTGGGACATCACCAAATCCATTTTTGTTTACTCCAGTATTTGCAGATTCCTTGCAATTTGGAGTATCAAATGAAATTGTAACTATATCTGGATTAGGAGTTTCTGCAGTAGCCATATATGGTACAAATGGAGCACAGTTTTCTATTAATGGCGGACCATTCACAGAATATACATTAACATCTCCTGGTTCAATTTCTAATGGACAAACTTTCCAGGTAAGATTACTAGCAAGTGCTATTGAAGGTTTTGATGTTGTATCTGCAATTACTGTTGGATCTTATACCACATCATTCTCTGTATTTGCTAATGCCGAAGTAGCAGACCCAATTCTTGGACAATGGTATAGTAGCATTCAAACTATTAAACCAGCAAGTGGAGGTGAACAAATCAGATTCTCCACAAAATTTGAAGGATTGCCAATTGGAACAATTATGCCAGTTTTCCAAGATTCTACTGAAAATGATAATTGGGGTAAATTAGATGGTAAACCAGATTCTAGATTCCATGGTTGGATTTATTGTAATGGAGATTTCGTAAGCAATGAAGATTTCCCACTATTATTTGAAATTATTGGAAAATCTTATGGAGCGACTACTGCAGATGAAACTTTGTTTAGAGTACCAGATTTTAGAAATAGAAAAGTATTAGGAACTGGTCCTATTGATGGCAACTCAGCATCTTCTCCAATTGTTAATCCATTATATGGTCCTGGAAAGATTGGATTAAACGCTAGTGGAAATATTCCTGGATCACAAGGTGGTATGTGGTTTGTAGATAGAATTGCCGATCCTGGTATTGATACTACTGGAAACAATAATGAATTTGAACAAGTAGAAACACCTGCAACTGGACAACCAGCACAAACAAGTGATTTCTTTGCTATTGCCAGTATTAGAACTACTGGATATGAACAAATTAATGGCAATGTGGATTTTGATACAACTGGTTCTATCAGTGGAAGTGTTTCTTTAGCTGATACAAGAATATTTGAAGTTCCAAGACATATTCACGAAATGGTTAGTGGGCAGCCAGATCCAGGTAGAAATAAAGGATATGTAAACTGGGGAGGAAGAGGTGGTTTTGGTGGTCAATTACCAATCACAAGTAGAGCTGGAGAAGATGGTCCTACTGTTCAAACAGATACATTTAGGTTTAATGTTTGGGGCTACTGTACCGATGATTATGACATTCAGGCTGGAAGTGATGATGTACCAAGAATTTCAGTTAATGCAGATGATGGGGGAAATATTCCAGTTTTCGCAAAAACTTTAGATGAATGGGATAATGATTCTGGATTTATTGGAACTAAAGTCGATCAAACTTATAGTAAATTGGAAGTAAGGCAACCTAATATAAGATCTGGTGGTACTAATTTTAATGAAATTAATAATTATATCAATTTAAATACGTGGTCTGGTGGGGGATCTTCTTCATCTGGTGGTTTGTATAGATTTATTGGTGCCTTAGATATTCCAGAAAAATCAGTAACAGTACAATCATTTACTCCAGAAAGAAAATCTCACTCCCATTACATTAGTTTATCTAATCCAGGCGAACAAAGCACTACATTTAGTTGGGGTAAAGATAGTGGTCCTGGTGTTATTACTCCAGGAAGTCAATTTGCTACTAGTACAATTAGCGTATCATTTGATGCATTAGAAGTTGGTCTTGAAGTTCTTCCTGGAACATTTACTTTGGGAAGTACAAAACAATTGATTCCAGTACCAGAATTTGCTCCACAAACTGAAGTTCCACTAATATCACCATACACATGGGTCAAGTGGCTAATAAAAGCATTCTAAATATTAAATAAAAGCTCCTGCCATGGCATCTACCTTCAATCCTAATGATTTTATATTACAGGAAATTGCTCCACCAGAAAAAAAATCTACAATTTTAGAATATGATTCTAAAAGTAGAATGGTTTTAGTGCGTGTTTTTAGTAAAGAAAATGAAACCAAATATAATGCAATTTACCTAAGTGAAAAATTGAATCAGAATATTTTAACTAATTTACCACCAGAATTATCTGACGATAAAGACAGAATAGTTTTATTTGGTATCTATGATGATGGAACTTTTATGATGTTTAAAGAGAAAATGAAATATGATTTTGCTACGCAGCAAGCAAAGTGGGTAAAATATGAAGTTACTGATACTACAGTCGAAGATGCTAAAGAAGTATTTGAAGTATTAAAATCTGCTGTATTTGTTCAGCAAACTGTGGATTCAGAAGAAAGAAATAAAGCTATCTTAGAAATCGTAACAAAAGAAGAATATATTGATGAATTATACAACCAACTTTTAATTAAAAGAGATGATTTATTAAGAACAAGTGACTATAGAGTATTATCGGATTATCCAGAGTTATTTGAAGGGGAGCAAGATCTTTGGGTACAATGGAGAACTGAGTTAAGAAATTCAGTCAAGTCATTTAATGATTTTAATGATGAATTGGATTATTTAATCTATCTGCAAGAATTCAAATGGCCAATTGATCCACTGGTTTATTACTCTAAGTATCCAAATAAAAATATTGAATACTTATCGACGGATGATCAATTCAGCACGATGCCAGAAAAAGTATCAACTAGCTTCCAAGAACTTATTAGAAAAACCTCTGTTTCTATCATTAATCAACAAAAACTTAGAAATGAACAAGGTATTCCAGTAAACAAACAAATCTATGACGTTATTAAAAAATATAATCTAAGTCAAGATTTATTCGACTTTGATCTTTCTAAACTTAATGTAGGAGGTGTATGATGATCGTACATGACTTTTTAGAATTTGCTAGGTATATTACAGCAAAAGATCAATCAACAGTAATGATTCTTCGTACTGTTGGTCCAGATGGTGTTACCGATGATCAAAAAGCAAATGAAATTTACTCTGCATATTATCTTAATTTAGAACCATTAGGTGAAGGACTATTTGATAAACTTTTATATAATGAATTTGTGTTTATTCATTTTGATTCCGAAGAGGAAGCATATAATTTTGCTTTAGATAATTTACCAATGAGTAAGAAGAATATTGATTCTGATTATTTTGTACAATTTTATATCTTTCATGATGGTGAGTTTGCTTATGGTAATAATAGTGTTAAAGGATTAACAGAGTTACCATATTCATCTAACCCCTGACAGAGTTATTGTACTGGGTTTCTTGAGGTTTGTCAACCCCCCTGTGTCAGTCAGCATTTTCTGACAGGGGTTGACAGCCTCCTTTTTTTGTGCCATACTATCTTTGTTCAAACGCCTCCACCATGAAACTTCGCCCCCAGCAAGAGCAATCCCTCGCCGCCATGCAACGCCATCAGTTCGGGCAGATCATCGCTCCTACTGGTGCTGGCAAGACCTTGATCATGATCTTCGATGCCATGCGTCGTATGCGTGAGGCAACCACGCCACAGACTATTGTTGTCTGTGCTCCCCGTATCCTACTTGCCGAACAGCTATCCAGTGAGTTTCTTGAGTTTATTGATGATGCTAACGTTCTTCACATTCACAGTGGAGAGACGCACCACAAAAGCACAACCAACCCAGAGGTAATTGCTGCATGGGATGAGGTTGTTGATAACCACAAACTTATCTTCACTACTTACAACTCTCTTCGTCGTTTGAACGAATCTGAGATTCATATTGATGTCGCTTACTATGATGAAGCACATAACGCAACTCGCACTGACTTTTTCGATTCTGTGGCATCTTGTAATGCTACTAACTATTATTACTTTACTGCTACTCCCAAGCATCGGCGTTCTTCGCTCGGTACTGGGATGAACAACAAGATTGTTTTTGGTCAGATTATTTCTAATATTTCTGCACCAGAACTTGTTGAGCAGGGTTGCATCCTGCGTCCTACCATTGATATTCATGAGGTTGACTTTGAGCGTCAGAAAGGTCTTAGTGCCGCTGACAACGACCACGAGACCTTGCTTGAAATGATCGACGGATTGGACGCTAGGAACGCCCAGAAGGTGCTTGTAGCCGCTCCTAGTAGCAAAGTGCTGTGGCAGATGCTTTCTCGCACTACGGTCCTCCGAGACCTGTCTGAGCGTGGTTACGATGTTCTCCACATCACCAGCAAGTTTGGTGCTTATGTTAACCAAACTAAAGTTGATCGTGAGACATTCTTTGATACCTTCAATGCTTGGGGTCAGCAACCTGAACGTAAGTTCATCATCTTCCACTACAGCATTTTGTCTGAAGGTATCAACGTTCATGGTCTAACTCATACTATTCTGCTTCGCAATCTTCCTATCGTAGAGATGGCACAAACTATCGGTCGTGTGATTCGTCTTAACAAGGATGATGCACAAGACATTGCTGCTGGTAAGATTGAGGCAGGTAACTTTGCGATGTATCGCAAGAGCACTGGTTTCGTGACTGTTCCTGTGTTCAAGAACTACGGCAAGAAAACCCAGCGTCGTCTGGAAGAAGTCGTAGAAACCATTTTTGTCAAAGGTCAACCCGCTATCGATGTCCGCTAATGTACGAAACACTTACTGAATTTGAAAGAGCACTGGCTCGTTTTGGTGATAAAGTCCAATATATTGTTGGACTTGAAATTACTAATAAAATGGAACCTGAAACTGCATACCAAGAAATTAAAGAGATGATGAAGGAACTTAAAAAACTTCGCAAAAAAGAACGTGACGACTGGGATCAGCAATAAATATCTCAGATGCAACATAAATTATGCTCTCAAGCCAAACTCGTCTACGTCTGGAAGATATTGCAGCACGAATTAAAGGGGGACTAAGTGTTTCTTTTGATGAGATGCAATGGGCACAAAAATGGGCAAGCCATAATCGAAGTGCCGAAGCAATTCTAAGACAAGCAAGACGTATTGCAATTCAAGGAGAAGCGGAGAGAGGTAGTATAGATGAGTTGATGCAAGGTTTAGATATTGGTGATCCTGATCCTACTAATCATCTGATTGGTCCTCAAGACCCTACTACACTCGCTGAGTGGTTTAAGCAAGATAAAACAGATGACTGGAGGCAAAGGGACTGATGTTATATTATTACGCAATATTTACTGTATTTGCTATTATTGCTTACATGATTGTCGTTGACAAGAATGTAGCAATTTTTATTGAACTGATGGCACGGTTTGCTGTAGTTCAAGTAAAACGTGCCTGGTGGATTGTCAGATTTCACCCAGCAAATCCAATCCCACGCTGGACTTTAAACTGGCGTGTGGAACGAATGACTCGTAAACTTGAAAAGGAACTTAAAAATGACTCATTACGACAAACTGATTGATTCAATTAAACAAGAACTTTACGAGCACCACATCAATACAGCAGTGTGGGATGAACAAGGTGCGAATGAAACATCACATAAAATTTTACAAATTGTAGAAGAATTTCAACAAACTCGTTTAACACCACGGTGGAGGGCAAGTGACTGAATATACTAAATTAAGTGATTTTTATTATATAAAACACAATGCTCTTTCGGAAGAATTTTGTGAGCAGTGTATCAAAAAATTTAAAAAAGATCCTAATAAAGTTCAGGGTCAAACTGGCGGTGGGGTATTGCCAGAAATAAAACAATCTAGAGACATTAATATTTCTGAATATGATCACTGGAAAGAAGAAGATCAAGTATTCTTTGATTCTTTGAATGAAGCCATCGCAGAGTATAGAAAATTACATGTTTCTAAACTGTTGTGGTTGAATACAGAAAAATATCAAGATTATGGATATCAAATTCAAGAAACACTTCCAGGTGGATTCTATAAATGGCATCATGATTTCTTTTCAAAAGGATCTGAATCTAGATTTCTCACATATATTTGGTATTTAAATGATGTAAATGAAGGTGGACACACAGAATTTATTGATGGAACTAAAATCAAGCCAGAAACTGGTAAACTTATATTATTTCCAGCTGCTTGGCCATTTTACCACCAAGGAACACCACCAGTAAAAGAAAAAAAATATATTTGTACTGGATGGATCTATATAGAAACAGAATTTAAAAATTCTTAAAGATGGATCACGAACTACGCTCAGGTATAACAGTAAAATACATTGGTTGTTCTCAAGAACAAATTAATTGGGGAAGTAATGACGACCCAAGAAATATTTTATTTGTCGGAGATAAGTATTACATTGAACATGTAGAGCATCATGCATACCATACTAAAATAGAATTGCGTGGTATCAAAGGTAAATTTAACTCAGTTTGCTTTGAACTAGTTGAGAAATAGTTATGGAAATACATTTATTTGTGCAGGAAGGTTGCCGACCTTGTATGTACGCTGAAACACAACTTAAGAAAGTTGATGGCTGGGAAAATGTAATCACCATAACCAATGCTAAGGAAAATGGCGAATGGTCAGCATTTGCTAAGAAATGTGGCATTGAGGCAACCCCAACGCTCGTGGCGTTGACAGATGGCAACATTGTTGCTAGGATGGCAGGGTCGCAGGACATGACTTTTGATTTCTGGAGGGCTACGGTAGAAAAGCATGGGAATGTTTGATTATTTCAGATCTTCATATGATCTGGGTGAACAATTCACTAATGTAGTGTGTCAAACCAAAGACATCGAAGA